GCTTGTTTAGCAAGGACCGAAGTGGAAACGTAGACCGCTTGCGACATCTACATTGTACGCCGCAGTGCGCATCCTTAGCGGAGCGTTTTTTATATATTAGGAAAGCACTTTCCTAATATATAAAAAATCTCTGGATATCTTGCAAACATTGAATTTGTAAGATATTCAGAGATTAAGTTCGATGCCGCTGGCCGGCTACTCAATGCATATAAATAGGTACAAACTAATGTGAAATAACGTATTTTAAGACGTTTTCAACTCTGAAACCGTATATCAAAGTACAATATTCTGCCCCTTTTTTGCCCCTCATGATACAATATTCAATCCCCCAGGGACAAACGCTCTGGGGGATCCTTTTGAAACCACAACTATTGATTCGGCCAGTTATGCTTTTCCCTAAGTAAGTTAAGTATAGTGCGATATGGTGATTATTCATTCTGCTGCATATATCCATTCTTTCCGAACATGTACTTCTTACCGCCAATTACTAATGTTTCATCACAAGCCATTTCTCCATTATCTTTGAAGTAATACCATGCTTCTGGCAGTTTTAACCATTTATTTTTGTACATCGCTCCAAGCGGCATATCTTTTGTGGCTATTGTATTGTACCAGTAGTATTTTCCCGATTTGCCGTCCTTGTACCATCCGGTCACCATCTCACCAGTCTGCTTCTTTTTGTCTTCTCCAGCAGACCAGCAACGGTAATCATGTCCGGCATATCCGAACAGTTCACCAGTTAGCATTGCACCCTCTGCATGTTTTCCGACACGTTTTGAATAGAAGTAGAAATATCTACCGCCAATCATCTGCCACCCTGTCAGCATTGCGCCGATAGGCAATTTCCCACCTGTCTGATTGAAATAGTACCAGTCTTCTCCGATTTTCTTCCAACCGGTAGTCATGCCACCTGTTTCACCCAAAAAATAGAAATGCTTCTGGTACAGAATCCAGTCATTCATCACGCAATAACCACGCTCATTAAACCAGTAAAATACTCCTGCAATCTTCTTCCAACTGGATTTAGGATAGCTTCCGTCATACTCTTTCCACCAATAGCCAGTTTCGTCTTTCACCCATTTGCCTGTTCCATTCTGCGATATAATTCCAAAGCAAGCTAACAGGTTGATTGCGATTTCATCAATATTGCTATTGAATTTCTCACGGTCAGAATCATTATCAATAAATCCGCACTCAAGCAATCTATAGTTAATTCCACGCTTCGCCGCCCTGTTAATGTTAGAAAGGTCATCGCGATACTTGATATTCTCAGATCGCCCTGGTAAGATTCCGCTGATATATGTTGCTACTGCTCTATCATACTGGTCAGTTACAAGTCCGCTTCTGACAATGATATGTCCTCCGCGTGCCTGACCTCCACCTGCATCCATATGGAGTTCCATCACACAGCATCCGTCCGGAAAGTTATATGTGCTGACATACCCGTGACGATACCAGTTCTTGCTTGTATCGCCAATAATTACATTATCGCCGCCGTAATACTTCATTCTTTCAGCAAGTGCTCTGACTCGTTCTGCTTCGGTGTATCCTCCTCCTTCAGCTCCTGGATCTCCCTCTCCGTGTCCAGCAATTAAAAATAATTTCATATTATTCTCCTTTGTCTTCTATGCATCTCTTGCACCGGTACAATTCTACTTTTTCTTATATGTATTCCGATTCCACATTTCTGTCACACGTTCCCAACCGCCTGTACTGACCAAGTAAACTATAAAAGCGGCAATGAATGATGCGAAAATGTAATACCACTCAATCACTATCTGATAATAGGTGCACAAGACGATTACTGCTGCCGGTGTCAGGATCAGTGATGTGATCAGTGCCACAACATTCGTCTGTATTTTCTTCAATGCTGGCATCTCCTTGATTGCCTGCACGATCACGCTGACCAAGAAGGCCAGCACTCCAATTCCTGCCAAAATGTAACTCATGTACTGCATTAATGTTTCAATGTTCATGTTCGTTCTCCCTTCTGTTTCAAACGCAACTCATCAATTTCCTGTTTCATTTTTGTTACCATTCCGTTTCCGCCCAGTTCGTGGTATGCTTCATACATCTCGCAGAAGTTCTCATAAGCGTAGGACGGGATTTCACCAAGTTGCATGTACTTGGCATGATATTCGATCAGCTGGACTCTAAGCAAAAGCATTGTGCCCTTACTGTTTGCATCTCGATCTTTCTTCTGATTTTTTAACAGCCAGACCACATACCCCATAAGTGCAGTTAATATGATTGGCAATGTTGTGATATAAGTCTGATAAAAAAAGTGTTCCAATGGTTTCGGCCTCCCTATTCTCCGAACTGTTCCGATTTTTCGTTTTTAGCTTCCAATCGCAATCCAATTATAGGTAGCATTACTCATAAATTTGTATTCTTTCACTGATTCTGTCCAAGAGAATGTACCACCAGACACGCTAAAACCAGACCTATCTGTGATTCCACAAGGTTTTGAGTACACGCTGTAATCACCACAGAATGTCACCTTTGCTTTTTCTACATCTGCGGAATACACAGCAGTAACAACACCTACTGATGTGATTTTATCGGCGTAGATTATCAGCTTATCAATCTTAGACAAGCCAGTATTGATAGTAGGAGATGATGTTGTTCCAGTTTTTACCTGTACACCGCCAGAATCTCCACCAGATGCTTCCATTGTGCCAGTAGCAACACCATCCTTGGATGTGAATCTCTTACCTTTTCGCACATCTTCTGGCGTTGCGTCACCGAAGAATGTACCTAGTGAGCCATTACCATTAAGACGAAACATACCTCCATTTTTTAGGTAGGCTGATGCATTGTCAAGAGAAACGTTGTTAAGAGTTATGCAAATGTCTTTACCGCTTTTGCCTATAGAAATTCTTCCATTACCAACTGTAGGATGGCTTGCATCAAGCGATACCATACTTCCAGTGACTTTTTCTCCGTCAACATAAGCTGTCTTCCCTGACACAATGTCCTCTGGTAATGCCGTAGCATCTGATGTGTCTGTTCCGCTTGACTGTATCATCGTTCCAACAATTCGCTGTCCGCTACTATCATGAGCTGTAGCACCAGCCAGCAGATTTTCTGGTGCTACAGTGTCTTCTGCAAGATTAATCAGCGCACCAACTATTTGTTTTCCTGTTTTATCATGAGCCACAGCACCCTCTAAAAGATGTTCTTCTGCAACTGTGTCCTCCGTCAAATCAAGTAATACCTTACCTGCATATTCTACTTTATTTACTGCCATGTTTAATCCCCCCTACCCAATCGTTACTGTAGTTCCACCCGCAGAGTTTTCTGATTCCACATACGGAATCTTTTCCACTGTAACCTGTGACAGATGCGTATATCCGGTATCCGGCAGAATGGTCTGTTGTGCGCTTGACTGAGTGACTGCCTTAGCCTGTGCTTTTACACCTTCATTTCCAGACATACTACCTTCAACACCAAGAATTGTTACACCTTCACGAATGTTCTGTGCAATAATCTTTGCTTGCTCTGTCGCATCAATAGATACTTTTCCTGACCCATCATGATATCCTTGCGGAATTATATACGCACCATCTTTTGTGATTATTTTGCCTGTCGCAGCTCCATTGTTTGGCATCGTGCCGACAAGCTTTGTACCTCTTGCGTAAGCTGTTTTGCCTTTTAAAATCTCTGCAACTGCGGCAGTGGCATCATTAGAATTTACGTCAAACGTACACGCTCCTGTGACCAATTCTCCGTCTTTTCCATGTGCCGTGATACCGCTCAACAGCTTATCCGCAGTCACAGTATCGCCTGTTAAGTCAATCAGTGTATTTCCACCATATACTACTTTGTTAATTCCCATCGTTATAATTCCTTTCCAATAAATACAGTATATCCTCCCTCAAGGTTAGACACCTCGAAGAACGGTATTTCTTTTATTCTCACATCTTCTGCAAGATATTTTTTTGCTGTTGGAAGACTCTGTTCTTCCACTTTTGGTGTGACCGTGTAGGAACCATCGTAGTAATCAACATCCCCCTGCTCAGTGATACGCTGAAAACATTGAAATTCTGCGTTTAGTTTTTTATCCTTTGCAGAAAAATCGACATCCAGATTTTTATTCAACACACGAAATGATACCTCTAGTCTCATTAAATCACACCTTCCTTCAGAATCCGCCCTACATACAATCTCATGATATCGGATGCCAGCGCATCTCCGCTCTTCATTCGCACACGTATCTGCACTTCCGCTGTTTTGAACTCCGATTGCTGCAGTTTTAATGTGTCCTCTTGCGATAACTTAACAGTCAGTGTTTTTCCTGCGCACGTAAGCTCCGACAAGCTCTTATCAATCACCACTGATTGATTCTGTGATATCGTAACATACGCCTCTGCAATCAGATCTACTTCAAACGGCAGAGTAAACTCAAGTGTCGGTGTAGTTCCTCTTATCATTTAATCCCCTCATTTCTTCGTGTATTTAACAGTCACTAATCCGGCGTAGCTGCTCCAGTTAGTTCCAGTTGACACGATGATATTTGCTCCATACCCCGTTATTCTAACGCCGATAGAATTGGCAACAGCTTTTGGATCCACATATGGGATGGGATAACTTGCACCGCCACTAAATGCAAAACTATTTTCTGCATCAATCCAGATATAATTGGCATCGGTAATACCTGTATTTATAGACTTTGTAGTATTATTCGGTAATGTTCCAATATTTATCATTTTCTGATAGATTGGTGCTGAATTAAGATACTGTCCTGTAAATGATTCAGGAATTTCTACTCCTACAGTAGTAGTATCTACTTTCTTCGACAATTTGCCATTTAATTCAGCAAATGTATCAACCATATTGAACACCTGTTTCACCTCTGTAATATTTAGTCCATTAATCGTGACCTGATACAGCGGCATGTCTGCAATCAGATCCCCCGCCTGAATATCTCCTGGTGTATATCCTGGTGCTGAAGGCGTTCCTGTAACTGGTGTACCCTGAATTACTTTCAGCGTAAGTGATTCTACTTTTGTACTCTGATTTCTGCTATATCTTGCAACAACAAGATCAATTCTTTTCATTCCCTGGGATCCATTCACAATTGTGAGAGAATCATAGGTGTTCTTTTTTATCGATGCAGCACATCCCTGATGCATAATAACTCCATCCCTGATCTTGATTTCATTATTCGATGAAACTTCTGCTTTTAACTGAGATCCCGTCCGCAGCACGTAGGATTCTGCTCCAAAGATTCCGATATTTATATCTCGGTCCTGCTCTGCCGTAACATGAGGACTTCCGACATATCCTGTAATAATATCCATTTATGTCTCTCCTTCCAATTTGTATTCTATCTTCTCTTTTCCATCCGATACCGTCCAGATTTTTCTTCCAATTGGCTTTTTCATACTCACACCAGTAAGATAATCTCTTCCACCTACAATATCTCCAATGTCCATCGTTCCTTCGATTTTCTTCATTGTCATATCGTATTCTGTTTTGCTTTTTGATTTTAACAGCTTTTCTGTTCCATTCTTCAGAAGATCATCATACTCAGAACCAGAGCTATCATATATTTCAGCTATTTCATAAATTCCGAAAAAATACTGTGTCTGACTAATATTTCCCTGTCCATCAATATACAGATGAAGCACCAGGCGGTCTTTCAATTCTCCTTTTCCAAGACAAATCAGGTGATTTATTCCTCTTTTGTTGTTATCCATTGTGAATTGCATATTATTATCATTCGAGAACTCATATTCTGCTGAATAGTCTACAATAGGAACTGCTCTTACCCGTACATATCCTGACTCAGTTTTCTCTGACTGAATATACTTTATTTCCATACGATATCCTACTGATTTCAGCAGTTTTTGTAATCCAGCATACAACGTACAATAACGGTCAAACTGATAATTCTTCACCTGTATGCCTGTGTCTTCCTCTATGCCATAAAAGAGCCCAGGAAATGCTTCCTGAACTCTTCTCTGAATTATCTGGTTAAGTTCTCCGGATTCTACTGCATAGTCCTGATTACTTTCCGGCTGTATCACCTTCTTTGTCATCATTCCCCGCCAAGTATATCCCTTTACTGTAATACTGTTTGATTTGGTACTCGTATATAACTCCTGCACAATTCCACCATACTCAGTATCTGGGACATACACCTGACTTCCGAACTCAACCGTACCATTCCAACCGGATCTCTTAAATTCGATCTCAAAATCATTGATTGAGCTTTTCTCATCTTCTCCGATTTCCATGTCTACATTTGCATTTAAGATATATCCGAGCTCTTTGCCAATCGGATCCGTATAGATCAGTTCCATTCCGGCACGCTCCTTTCTTTGTATACCTTAATATCAAAGCCGAATTCACCACTCCAGTTAAGAGTCAGTACGCCAGACGGAATCAGTGCAAATACACTTTTGTCTTTCGCTCTTTTTGCGAAAATATTTTGCACAGTTCCATTTCTCAGATGCTTTGTGATCGTCTTCTCTCTGCTGGCGATTAATATATATTCACCTGCTTCTAACGTCTCATAAATCTGATAAGGATAACCGTTTATCAGTATTCTTGGATCAGCGCATGGACCATATATTACCATTTCAAAGTTATTATCTCGGAAATGATCGATAATCCAGTTCTGCGTCCCGGCACTCTTTCTTGAATAATCATAATTATACGTTATCGGATAGTCTAAGAATGTATATGGCTTTCCTTTATTTGCAGAATCCGGATAAAAGCTTTCCTGTTGCTCCATCGACCAGAATGGATACGGGCAGTATATTTCTATCTTGCAATCTGTACGACTATTATTTTCACTCGATACTTCATTGCTTGATTTTTTTACATATCCATCAATGTAGTATTCGCCATAGTAAATTCTTCCTGGAGTCAGATTGACCACATCGTATTCAAAAGCATTCGTAAGCTTATTAAGGATTTGCTTTCTTTCTTTTTCTTCGCCTCTCACGGTAAGAGTAATATCATACGTCACCGGTTCTTTTGCAAAAGCATTCACCGTTACACCTATTTCTCTTTCTGTTGTATTGGGTTTCCACTCATAAGCATGGAAATATCCGGAGGTTGCTCTCATTTTGTCTCCGATCAGATTGTATTCTTCTCCATTGGAACATACATATTTAATCTCGATCATTCAAACACAACCCCCATTTCTCTCAAAGCTCTTGCTACTTCTCTGTCATTCATGTTGATCACAATCTTGTCACTTCCTCTGGATTTCTGCTTCAAGTATTCAAGCAGCTGTTCCAGTTTTGCCGACAAAATGCTATCTTTTTCGCTGTTCGCAACCGTACTTCCGGTAATAAGGTCTGCACTTGCCTTGAATGGTCCTTTAAGCGACCTTTGTAATTCGTTTGCCGCATTCGATACAAGCGATGTATTATCAATCAATCCATTCGCGACTCCTGCATCAATCATTTTTCCGACAAACGCACCCCAACGTGACGGAGAGTGGATTCCAAAGAAACTGAGTACATTGTCCTTGAAGCTTCCGAGAATTCCTTTTACAGTGTCCCACAACATATGTCCAGCCGCACTTAGTCCGTTCGCAATTCCGTGTATGATATTGCGCCCAACGCTTCCCCACGAAAAGCCTGTCGTGATCATTTGCTTAGCCGTGTTGAACGCTCCTTTAATGATTTGTCCAGGTAAATGTACTAGTGCTTTTACTCCGTTAACAAGGAGATTCATGAGATTCTTTCCAACTCCAAGCCAGTTCATCGCACTCAATACGCTTTCTGCTGCCGTAAATATCTTTGGAAGATTTGCGATCAATGTCGGAATTGCATTTATGATTCCTTTTGTCAGCGTTATGAGAATTTCTATCCCTGTTGAAAGGATTTTCGGCATGTTGTCATTGATGATTCCGGCAATATTTGTGATGATCTGCGGTACGGTTGCAATTAATGTCGGCAGAGAATTTGCTATTCCTTGAGCCAGATTTTCAATCAGGTTAAGTCCGGCATCTATCAGTTGTCCGGCGTTTGCTCTCAAATTTTCCGAAATCGTCACAAGCATTGGAAGAAACTGTGCGCAAAATGTCGGTATTCCAGATGTAAGTCCGCTCGATATTTGATTAAGCAGCTCAACGCCAACCGTTGTAAAACTCGTCAGCATACTTGGTATGTATGTCAACAAATTCGCCAGCATTTCTTGCGCTGCCACTATTGCTTGCGGACCATAGGTTTGCATCGCCTGTACTATAGCTTTCGGTAGTGATGTCATTACGCTGCCTATTGCCGGAATGACATTTGACGCAAAAGAAACCGCAGAATTCACAAGATCGTTTAAGGAATCCTCCACCGAAAGAATCGCATTTCCGTTTCCATCTTTTACACCAGTTAAGGATGCCAAGAAATTAGTCGCAGACGCTTTCATCATATTAAACGAACCAGATATTGTCCCTTCCGCTTCTATAGCTGTCGTTCCTGTAATTCCAAGCTCTCCCTGGATCACATGAATCGCACTGTAGACGTCTGCCAGATTATCGATGTTGTATTCTACTCCACTGAGTTCCTGCGCTTTATCAAGGAGCCTTTGCATCTCCCCTTTTGTTCCGCCATAGCCGAGCTTTAGGTTGTCCAGCATCGTATAATTCTGCTTTGCGAATCCCTGATACGCATTTGTGATGTCTTCCATGTTGGTTCCCATTTTATTTGCGTTGTCTGACATGTCCGTCATTGCCATATCAGCTATATCAGCGGCTTTTGACGTATTATTTCCAAGCGAGCTTAACAGAGATGCCGTAAACGAGGTCGACTGCTCCATATAGGCATTTGCAGATAATCCTGCTGTTTTATACGCATTGATAGCGTTTTGATGCATCTTTTCCGCTGATTCCTTAAACAACGTTTCAATTCCGCCCATGCTCTGTTCGATTGCCGCACCCTCATTGATTGTCGATACAAGCGCTTTACCGATAGCTGCAGTCGCAATCACATTTTTGATTGTACTGACAAGTTTTCCGCCAAAAGAGGTTCCGGCCACTTCTGCCTCCGGTTCTATCGCCTGTTGTATTTTTCCACTGATGCCTTGTGCGGAAGGTATGATCTGCACATATGCCTTTGCAAGTTCCGTTGCCATCTTATTCCTCCTCTCCTGTTAATCTCTTCCATTCTCGGTCAAATTCTTCTCCAGAAGCAAATGTACGAATATCCTTATCTGGTTCTGAATCATCGCCAATTAGCATTCCGAGTAAGGACTTAGGTCTGTTTTCTCCCGTGGTTCCGTCTTTTGACTGTAGCCATGCAGTCATCCGTGTTCCATCTGCGATAGCCGCCATGAGAATTTGTTCTGATATCGGATTCATTCCCGCTATTTTCATTTTGATTCTTGAATTATCCCTCAGCCCACAAGAAAAAGTCGCTACCATTTTGCACGGTAACGACTTGTAATCATAGATATGATATGTTTCTGCAAGGTCACACAAGAGTGCGTCCTTGTCAAGATTAAGCATGTAGGCGAGGATTAAGAGTTTTTTCCTTCTTTTACGCTGTTGAAGATTTCTCCGATTTCGATCATCATTTTTGATGCTGGAACTCTTCCGTTTTCTGTTCTCAAATGCTCTTTTAAGCGATCCTTCTGCTCTTTTCCGAGAAGACGATTTAATACACTGGTTGTTTTTGCTGTATTTCCATTATCCAACTCGCACAAATCTTCCAAAAGCTCATAATCATCTAATGATTCTCCGTCGATTTCGTACTCAAATCCGCTAGTTGTTTTTCCTGTCATTATTCGCTCCCCTTAATATACTCATAGTGTGTCTGTCCTTCTGCATCAGGAACGGCTGAAAGTGTTGTTTCGTATCCGATAGAATCATCGTCTTTGTATACAATATCTCCGATTTCCGTAATGCTTGCGCACGGAATTACGATACGTTTTACCGCTTTTTTCAAGATCACATCAATAACCCAGCTGCTCTGTTCCGCTTCGTTTGCATTTGCTTTTACAGTAATACCTTCTTTCAGCGTTCCGGAAACGTTTTTATCGCCGTAAACACTTTTCAGGACTTCCACATTCAGCGATTCGATAAAAGTCATCTTGAATGTGTCTTCTTTGCTTGTCTGCATGGTTAATACTACATCTCCACCCCATGCTTTTTTATTGTCTGATTCCGGACTGTTGGAGTTTGTCAGCCCATCTTCTGAACAATATCCGAGTGTTTTAAAAGCCTCGTTCAATTCTGTAGTTGCATCCGTTGGCAGTACCGTGCCGAGTGGTGCTCTAAAAATGGCACCGCCGACTTTCGGCTTTCCTGTACTTACATTTTTTACATCTGACATCTTATCCCTCCTAAAAATACACGATATCAAATACTGCTTGATACCTATATCTCTTCCTTGCAGTATCTGTATAGTTATAGTCGCTGTTAAGTTCACACTTGCTGATATCGTTTCTTTCTATTATTTTTTCCATTGCTTCTTTAACCCGCTCGTTGAGCGATGCCGCACCATATAGCGACACTGAATAAGACTGAATAGCAATGGTTGCCGTACTGATATGGTCCTTTTTGCTTGATCCAGTCTTTTCAATCAATACATATTCATTTGTCAGCTTATCCTCTTCCAGTCTAACCGGTATTCCAAGACTGGACTGCAGATAATCCTTAACGATTTTTTCCACCATGCTTTCCAACCGCCTTTAATAATCCATTATTACCATCATCTCCGCAGACTTTCACAACCGCACGTGTCTGTGCTACATACGCTTCGGTTTCTGATGCACTGGCTATCTTATTCGCATGCTCTACAAGGATTGCCTGCATTTCCGGTGATTTCATCAGTTCACGGACTCCTGCACGATTGAGTTCAATTTTTACCTTACTCATATCGCTCCACCATCCATCTCTGATTCCATCTTCCCGGAACATTTTCATCAATTCCTTGCTTTGGCAGCCCAAACACCCTCCATGACTCTCCAAAAAAATCAACGCGGCAGTCTTTCCACGTATGATCATCACCTTTTGGAATTGCAATATCATACACTGCTTTTTTCCCAGTGATATTCAGCACATCAAGAACTTCGGTGGTTGTGGACGGAGCTACCAATACATTTTCTACATCAACCGGCATTTCTTCGTAAACAGGATGTCCAAACGGATCTGTTCCTGTTTCTTTTTTCTCATAGAGCGTTACCGTGATTCCTTTGATCATGCTTCTTCCTCCGTCTGTATTAAGCTAGAATATGGATTAAAATAGCCAATTCGATTCCCGACACCAAGGATTTTCTTATCCAATTTAGTCAGATACAATTCGCCGCTTCCATTTGCATTTGTCCAGGTCTGCGAATATACCATTGCTGTCGTAGTTGTCTGTGTCGTTCCAATAGGTACACCTTCCTCTCTGCTTCCGAGTGTCCGGATAACCATATTACATGACACTAATTTCTTTGCCTCGTCTGTAGCATTGCGGTTATATGCATCAATGATGATCGCTGCATCATCCAAAAGTGCCGTTACATAATCTGTATCCGGAATATCTGTTCCTTTTCGTTTCCAAACATCCTCAATTGATGCGTATGCCATTGTATCACCCTACTTTTTCGCTGTTTGTGTTCTCTTTCTGGTGTTCTTAGCTGATGCCTCTTTCTTTGCTTCGACTGGTTCTTCTATATCTGGAATCTCTGAGTCTTCTGTCGGTTCTTCGAGCTCTTCCACAGGTTCTTCTGTATTTTCAGCTTCTGCAACTCCTGTTTCTGTTTCGCTATCCTCGATCAAATCCTCGGTTTTTTCTTCAATAATCGGCTTAAACATTGTGGAGTCTAACACATCGTCAGACTCCACTACAATTCCAGTTTGTTTGTATAAATATTTCATATTACCCTTCCGCCTTCACGATCTTTGTAAATGCTGCCTGATCCATGATTCCAATTCCATATACAATTTCTGCACGAATTGCGATCTGATTCTGTCTCTGCAGATCTCCAAGTCCATCCGGATCACCGTATTCGATCAAGTGAGCGCCAATGGATCTCTGTACTCCCCATCTAAACGCATCAAACTGTCCTACGATTCCAAGTAACTTCGTATCTGGTGTGATTTCATTTTTTGCCGAAACTGTATCAGATACTGCCGCAGTCATTCCAGAAAAATTTGTAAGATTCTGTCCGAATCCAATTTCCGGATAAATCTTTCTTCCATCCGCATCCCTCATAGTGGAAAGGCCAAAGGAAAGTGTTGGATCCATTGCAATACCACTCGGTACATAGCCAGATGAGATGATCATTCCTGCTGCCGCCTCGATTGCTTCATCATACTTTGTGCCTGCAAGCTGCACACTCTGTTTCGTGTCAACCAGCCCTTCTTTTACAAGGCTTGATACCGTTCCTGTAAGCGGATTGATTTTGTGAATTCCAACAAGATCCAATGCTCTTCCAAGTGCGATTGACGCATTTGACGCCAGATCCTGCAGTACGCCGATCTGTACATCTTCGTCTGCCCACTGTACTTCCTGCGAAAATCTCATGGTAACCTGCAGTTTGAACGGATTTACTGTTTTAGAAGCATATGCAGTTGGGGTTGGCGATTTCTGCCCTGCCTCTCCTACGAGTTCTGCTTTCGGTGGCGATGTAAGTACCCACACCTGCTGCTTTCCAAATTTCTGCGGTCTTGCTCCGGATAACTGCGCCAGAGTAGATCCTTTCTGTGCTTTTTCAAAAATCCCCTGCGAAATCTCTGCCGGAATTTCAAAATCTGAACTAATGAGTGCTGCCATATTCTTTATTCTCCTTTACCAAAAATCTGATGTGCAAATTCTCTCATTGCATCATCCGTTGTGTTATACTCTGTTGTCTTTTTCCTGTTTCCCTTAGTTCCCGGATAACTCTTTGGCTTCGCAAATTTCATAATCGCTTCTGCCTGTTTTTTACAGGTTTCCTCATCTTCCCCTGTCAGTAATTCTACCGGTACACCAGTGTCTTTTGCTGTTTTTTCTCTTACCTGTCTCACAGTGTCTTTCTTTTCAAGTGCGCTTAATTTTGCCTGAAGAGCATCGGACTTTTCTTTTTCCTTCTGAAGTTCCGTTTTATTCTGTGCCTGGTACTCATCGTACTTACTTGCCTTTTCTTTCAGGTCATCATAATCTGCATATTTCTGTCTTTCTCTCGCAAGGCGTCCCTCTATGATTGAATCCATTTCTGCCTGAGTGAATGTTTTGTCATCTGCCATCTTGTTTCCCTCCTGATTTGAGTGTTTTTAGTTGCCACGTTTAAGGCACGTGTTGCCATAAAAATAACACGCATTTCTGCGTGCTAGAATTATCCATTTATTCTTTTACGTGACATGTATTAGTTAATTTCCCATACACATCTTCATACAACTCCTGTTTATCACCATTATATGTGTACTCCGCATAGATGCCATCTCCATTGACGTTAGTTGATGCAAGGCACTTGTAATTCTGTAATGTCTTGCATGACCAAACGATAAATACGTTACTTAAGTCGATCGGTGGTGTCTGTGGAGTATCCGCTTCTCCATTATTGTTGTACCATTCTACAAGTTTCTTTTTGCATACACTCTGAAAGTGATCCATTCCTGTGATAATCATGATTAATCCTCCTGTTCTGGCTGAACATTTCCGCATCCACGGCAATATGTCTTTCCATCAACTTCTTTTGTACACATACAGTTGTGTGCTTCATCGTATTTCGCTTCATTCACTTCTATATAATCTTTCATAATTTTCTACTCCTCATAAATAATATCCAAACCATAAGCAACCGCAGCATCATGCTCAATCTTACATCCTCTTGCATTCTCCCAACCTTTGCAGAAGTACGCTGCATGACACAAAGACATATTTTCTAAGGACTTAGCAAGAAAACACAATGGAATCTGAACTACTCCACGTTCTTTCATAGATTCATTGCTGTACCATTCATCTGTAAAAAGAGTATTCACAACTTCATATCCTTTTTCTTCAAGAATCTTAATTGCTTTCTCTCTTGTTGCTACGATTTCTTCATCAGTCTTTCCAGCCATTGGCTGACTCAGCATTGCTTTTTTCATTTTTTTATTCTCTCTTTCTTAAAAATAGACATAAAAATACCACCAACCATTTCTGATCAGTGGTATCTACTGTTCTTGTTATTTTATAGTCCGCACTCAAATGATGTTAATCAATTATTATTTTCGGTTTAGGATACTTTTTAGGCACTTGCGTACCATATTTTTCAATTGTGTAATCATAATTATCGGCTACACTTTTCAATAGATCATCCGCATATTTAGACTGATCAAAATCGATTTCATTCGGAATCTGAGGACAATATCCAAAATGAAGTACAAAATCCTTATGCGCTTTTTCAAACTTTGGGTTCAGAACATTCATTTACAACGCCTCCTTCATCTTTTTTTCAAAATATTCCAATGCATTTGGAAAATATTTTTTCATTTGTTCATATCTTTTTTTATCAAACTGTGCTTCAAACATATGTGCAAAAGCCTCAGATGTAACATTGTCCCGGTTTTTCCAATATTCCTTCGGATGTGATGCACATCCAATTATATTGCCTTGTGTTACACCATCAAAAAGATCTGATATTGCCGAATCTTTTCGCATATCTCCAAGTTCTTCGCTAATGGCTTTATCAACTTTATCAAAAGTACCCAAATGATGTGCTTTACCATATGCTATACGATATGACAACGAATCACTTTCCAGTAACTGAATAAAATTCTTATCATCTGATAGATTTCCAGCTAAATCATCAACTAAATGACCGTGTTCATGGAACCATGTAGCTCCAGCTCCACGTGGATTCTTTAAATCTGCGCCATAATTCATGGATATCTTTTTCGTTTTAGTATTATAGTGAGCCGTATTTTCATACACAGCATTTTCAATGCTATCACCCGAAGCATATTTTGTGAATAGTCGTTTGGCATCGTCTGTACCATGTGAAAATTTATCCTTTAGACAGTCGTAATATTCTTTGTCCATATTGCCATCACTGCGAAGTTTTTGTTTAAACATTCCTAAATCTGATTCCATTATAGCAGAACGGGGAGTCTTTTCAATAGTTTTTGCCTTCCTTTTCGCATACAATTCTCGTTTTCTCGCGTTAATAGCCTCCTTATTTTCCTTGTACCGAATCCTCCGCATGGCATTGATATCACCACCAGCATTGTTATACTCTTCTAGGTACTTATCCGGATCATAACCAGCCACTGTACTCTTCCCGTCAAACCTGACTGCATATTCACAATCGCAATGCGCATGAATGTGCTCTGCATGACCATTTCGCATGGCTTTCTTTGACATGTATTGCCATCCCCTGGATGCAAGTGTAATACAGAATGCACAGGTGTCTCCATGAGGCACCCAGGCAAATTGCGCACCATCACGCTCCGCATTTTTCAGTGTTGTGTCTGCACCCACCTGTTTTACCAGCCTTGCGATCGTTCCTGGAATATTGTTTGGTGACTTTTTTTGTGTCCCCTTTACCGCTTTCGCCACTTCCCCATAGTCCGGAAGATCTGCTACTTCTGCCGTAGGGACTATTACTCCCTGTGCTGCCGCTGTCGCTTCATACATCTGGCACGATAATGCACCGATAGCCTGTCCATAGTGTTGTGACAGTGCATAGGCGTAGTCCAAAAGTGCTTTATCGTTTTCCAGTCCATTCTTTTGAACCCAGGACTGCATCAGATCCGCTGCTTTCTGGCTAATCTGTGACATCTTCGTTATGTATTCCACCCACGCCTTCTCCGTTATCTGCATTTCCAAATTCCTCCGTCAAGATAGCATCTCCTTTTGCTCTCTGCTCCTGTGCCCTGATTCGCCGGATATCCGCCTGATCAAAACCAATCATTTCAAGGAAAATATCTGTCTGTGCAAATCCTTGTCGCGCTGTCGCAATTTTGAGTGCTGCATCTGTAGTAGATGCCACGCTTGGCATTGCCGGATTCTTAAAATGTGCAATCAGCTCATGTGTTTCTTCCGGAAGCTCATCCGGAATCGTTCCAAGTTCAATTGCAAGTGCCATCCGTCCAATCCGATACAATGCATCACCATTTGATTTATTCAACTGTTCTGCCATAAGGATCAAGGTCTGTGACTGTGCAATAATTGCTTCACTGGAAGTCGGATTTGCATCATTTATCACACCAACATCCGTAACTCCCAATCCTGTTGCCGCTGAATACTGTGTAGCAAGCATCCGGAGCATCTGAACATGTGGTTCAATATTTCCCTGCGAAAGTTGCCCGAAATTCGGCTTTTCCCCAGTCTCCGGATTATTGGTACTGTAGAGAATACTTCCAACATACTGTTTGAATTTATTATCAATCAGCATATCATATTGTTCATCTGACACCCCGAGCAGATATTTCTGTGGAGAAGTGGCAAATTCCAGCCCAATCGTTGCATTTGCGACTGTTCTTACATATCCCTGGATTAGTCTGCGGACCGGCTCTTTTAGCCTTGACTGACCAAATGGTTTATCGTTTGTTGCGTCCCAGATCAGAGCCACCATAAGGGGCTCTCCGAAATCATGGGGATTCTGCGTAGCGTACCATGTACCTCCAATTCGATCCAACTCCCAGATATCTGTGTCTGTATAGAAATTTACATGTTCCGGAGACCATGTAACATCCGACTCGTCTCTTCGCGCATCTTCAAAGGCAAATCCATATCGGATGCGTCCTTCGTGTGCATTCCACGAAGCTGCAGCACAATGCGGAGAGTAAAACCGTACTCTTGCATCATCTTCCTCTCCGGATACCGCCGCAAATGCACAACCGTATTTCAGTTCTTCTTTGACCGCTTTATTGTATTCCGCTATCAAATGATTCCTTTTCATAATCTGATCCATATCTTCTGACTTCGTTCCATTTTCTGTAACAAACCCATCAAACATCGATCTTCCCGCAAGTACATCAACGGTTTTTGCTCCCCAGGCACATCCAATCTCAAGTTTTCCAAGACCTGCTGGCAATGCAATCCCAAGATTCACTTCATTCAGAGTGACTTTTCCGTTATAATAACGGCGCTTTTTCCTATTCGCACTTCTGTGATAATCATATATGTATTTCAATTCTTGAAGCCACTGTTGTTCTTCCGGTGGTAATCCTTCTACTCTTCCAAAATTTAACTCCATTATCCTATCCTCATCTTTCTGTTCGGATTTCGTTTCGATGTTCTGCATCCCCAAAGTGCAAGTGCTGCTGCTTCAATCGGGATCGAGTTTTCTCCACCAAATCCCCAGCCACCGGAAATCGGTCTTTTTACAGACGTAATTGCCGACTCATTCAGTATTTCTTGGTATTTATACCATGTTACAGTCTGTTCATTGATTTCCTGTGATAGCTGACTCGCCGCTGCTATCACTTCTTTTGCTGCCGGTCGAACAATTGACTGCTTATATTTCCACACCGGTGTTATCTTCTCTATCAAGAAGTCAACTCCATTTCTTCCATCGATCACCACACAGCTCGCCATCTTATATCTCTGATTCAACCAGTCTGCAAGCCACTGGATTCCTCTGTCAGTTGCTTTTAGCTCGATCAGCGAAATTCTCGCTTCCCCTACCTCCGGACAAACAGCTCCGCATAATGCTACCGCCGAACCATCAGAAGAAAACTTTACGCCATAAGCAGTTTTCCCTTCCGGCTTTTCTTTTTCTGAAGCACACGCTTCCCATTTCTTCTTATCAATTGCGTAATCCTGATCATTATTGATTGGCGACCACCAGCCAAGACGCTCTCTTGCAAATGTGTCCGCATCCATCTGCTCACACTCTGCAGCTATGGTTGTTTCTGTCATTCTGCGCCCTAATGCCGGATTGCACTCCGCCCATCTCCGACGATCAGTAACATCTCCAATCTCTTTCACGGAATATTCTGTCCAGGCCGTGGATTTGCTCTCGCCTTCTGTTGCCCGTTTTCTGATTTTCCGAAATACTGTACCTGTGCAATTCTCATCCGGTGGTGTTCCCAAATAAATCGTCTGTGGATTTCTGGATGCTGATATTGCCGGCAGGAATGAAGCCTGTTGTTCGCTTGTAAGTTCCTGTGCCTCATCGAACACAAGACAATCACCGTGCAGTCCTCGACCTCCATTCCTGGTTCTGGCAACAAATACTACTCTTCCACCATTTTTTAGAATAATCTGTTCTCTTCCGAGTGCCGCCTTAATTTCTTTTACATACTTACGGAGTCCTCTGCTTTCAAACAAGCCGCGCAATTCCATAAAAGTTTCTGTTGCAGTTTTCTGCAGATGAGCTGTGTATATAACCCATTCTGCATACAGGATCATTCCGGATGCAATCCGCCCGGAAGTATCCAGTGTTTTCCCGTTCTGTCTTGGAACAGATAAGCCACATGTCGGCGCTGACCAAACATCATCCTCTGTACGCCCCATCCAATCATTCAGCACTTCACTCTGCCACGGATCCACAATCAGTTTCCCGACCGCAAGCACTTTTACCGCATCAGGGCCATCCGTATAAGCATAATCCGGAACAATTCTATCGGACGGTGTCTGGCTTCCCATCAGCTTTTCGTGCCGACAGGATTTCTCCGATTTCGTCATCGTCTTTCTCCATTCCTTTTATTTCTTCAATTTCTTTGATTGTTTCTCTGTATTGCCTGGAGAGCTGTGGCATTGTCTTTGGACCATCAACAACATCTTTCGCGCATATATCAATCTGTTTTGCGAGAATCAGTGCTAAATTTTCCAAGCGTTCCAAGCGGCTTCCCTCGCTTGTTACAGTTGCCATTTTCTTAGCTCTTCCCATCTAAATTCACCTTTCAAAAATTTTCCTGTGTGTAAATCGGCGCTGGACGGTGGTGGTCGCCTTCGGCGCCTGGCGGGGATCCCTCCCCACCCCTGTTTTCTTTACCAGTTTCCATCCAGAATGTTCGCTTTTTGTGTCTTTTGTCTCTGCTCCAGTTCTTGCAATGTTTTATTGCTTTTCATTGCATTGCAACAGTAGTGCGCCGCCTGAAGGTTGTTCCAGTCCTGTGCTGCTGCCTCCCTGGAACTATAACCAAACTCTCGCCATCTGGACACTGGTCTGATCTCATCAATCACAAAGGATAGCGGATGCTTGCTGTCACTCGGCTCATCATAATGGATTGGTCCCATCCTGCCCCTGCAGATCCCGCACTCTGCACCGATTGCTTTTAGTCTTGCCCTGTGCTTTCTCCGAAGGTTTCCATTTGCACTCCTGGGGTTTCCTGCTACCATTGTCGTCACCTCTGTTCTAGTTTATTTCATGGACCATGCAGGAATCGAACCTACGACATATCGCTTATGAGGCGAATGTTCTACCACTGAACTAATGCTCCATTTTAAAGATAAGAAAAACACCCACACATCCCTGTGCAGGTGCTTCTTGGGTTTTATACAAAGAGAGGACGAGCCATCAGCTTTCCGCCTCAGGCTCATTGTAATTCTCTCACACATTTATACTGAACTTCAAGGAACTGTAGTAAATCATTTTTGTATTTTCAAATGTTCCAGTGCTTTTCCATGCAACTTATGTACCCATCTTTCAGTACAGTCCATCTTCTCAGCAATCTCCCACCATCGAAGGCCTTTCACATATCTGTAGAACAGTACATCGTTCTCATCTTCATTACTCACTGTCTTAATTTGATTCTCAATGGATATATATGATTCGATGCATTTGCTTTTTTCTTTCTGTAATCTCTTTTCCAGTGAATCAATTCTTGCCAGTTCATCTGACAAATCTTTCTGATTCCCACTTCCATGAGGCATCCCCGAATAGTCTGTTGCTTTCGTAGATTCTGCAAGTTCCCTGAGCTCTCTTACCTCATCGTCAATTCTACTGATTCGTCTTCTGTTGGCTCTGTATCCTCTCAGATACTCTTTTTTCCGGTTGTTCTCGTTCTTCACATTGTTCTCTTCCAGTCTCTTCTCCATTGGCATCATCCCCTATCTTGTACTTTCTTGCCAAGTATTCTGCTACATCTCCATGCCACAACTGCTGCCCCTGTGCTTCGATCAACTTTCCTGCTTGGTATGCTGGTCGATGAAACTTCTCGCTCGCCTTCCGATCAGGTGGATGTTCTGCCATAGCAGCATAATGTTCTTTTTGGTTCTGCTGGATCTCTGCAGGACTCCAGCGCGTGTCTGTACTTCTTTTCACTGTTCACCACTCCAATCAAGAGCCTGTCCGCAAAATTTGCAGCGTGGGCACGATGCTTGTCCGTTCCATGTTTCAATTTTCTTTTGTCTCTGCTTCTCTAATGCTTTAACTGCCATTTTCTTTGCTTCGATGTTTTCTTCGCTGTTGGATGTATCCAACCCCTTAATGATTCTGATTGCATCTTCAATATTCAACT